GTCGCCCTAAACGCTTTCTAAAAATCGTTTGCGGGGGGTGTATAACGTTCAAACCACTCGTCGATGTACTTCTCGAACTCGTCTTCGTTCTCAAGCTCCAGAGAGTGAAGTCTGTCTTTGCATTCTTCCGGAGTTGATTCGATGAGAACTTCTTCAGCTCCCATCTCTCGACAGAGTCTTTCTCGATCTGCTGTGAGCGGATAGCCGCCGACAATGTAAGCGTTCCGCCATTTGCCGACGCGATACTTCACAGAGTCAAGAAGCGTGTCACGAGTCTTGAAAACAACCGCTTTGAGTCTGTTCGGTTTGATGTGTCTCTTGCATCCTGAGACGCATTCCCAAATTGATTCGATGTCGACAAGAAGGTCGCCTTCGTTCATGTTCTCTTTGACAAACTTTTCTTTTCCTGAGAACGGCGCTCCGTAGATCAAGAACACTTTTCGATATGAACTGTTGAGTTTGTTGTGAATAAGGTTGTGCGACTTGTGCGACACAATCATTATGTTTTCAGGATTCAAGCTGATTGAATAATCGTGAACGTTTTCTTCCGTGAGTTCTATTTTGTGATGAAGAATGATGTCATATGCTTTGACGATTGGTTTGTTTGTGTACTCGTCATAAACGAAACCATCCTCTCGAACACGTTCAGCGATGACAACCTTCCGGAAGTTTTCCCATTCTTTCGATCTGTAAAATTCAAAAAGATTTCTAAACATCGGCATAACTCCAAGTGTGACCGGCGCAAGTCTTGCTGCGTCCCTTCAAACAATTTGCAATCGCTGTCTTGCATACTCCGAAAGTTTTTGCCGCTTCTTCCAAAGACTCGAAGACGACATTCGTTTCGTTGCATATAACACGCTTCATTCTCTTTCGTGCTGTTCTCTCGTTTCTTGTTCCATATTGACAGTTGTATTTGTGAGTACACCATTCGAGATTGTCCGCGCTGTTGTTGCTTTTGTTCTCGTCAATGTGATTGACTTCTGAAAGTCCTTCAGGATTCGGAACAAAAGCTTCTGCAACTAATTTGTGAATGTACACCGTCTTTTGTTTATTATTCTGCGGAACATTAATCTTCAGATATCCCGAACCATTGTCAACCGGAGCGATGATTCTATATTCTTTTTGATATCCTCTTTTTCCGTGGTGCTTTGTTCTGACTTCTCCCAGATTAGAAACTTCAAAGAGAATGTCGAACCCGAAAACTTCTTTCCATTCTTCTTTCATCTTCTATCCCCTAAACATAAAGCTTTTGACCTATATAAATCTTATTAACATTCTTGATGTTGTTCTTTGCTGCAAGAGCTGAGACTGTTGTCCCGTATCTCTCCGCAATTTCCGAAAGAGTGTCTCCGGCCTTGACTATGTATATTTCACTTATTGCCGTGTTGAGCATCTGATTGACTATCGCCTGCACCGCTTCGTAATCGTAACCGGCTTTTGTGAGTCTGTTCTTTCTTGAGTATCCGTTGCCCCACTTGCCTTCGATGACTTCCTTTGCTATCTCTGTGTTGTTTTTCTTTTCCGGCTTTGGAGTTGCTGAGCTGCTGCTGTTCTGTGAAGTCTCTCCGATGAGTTCGTTCACGTCGACCGCTCCCGCTATTCCTTCAACTCGTCCGTTGCTGGATGTCTGCCACAAAAAGCAATTCTTTTCTTCGAGTGTCGGATTGTACCACGCGAACCACTTCCTGAAGTCTTGCAGCTTTGCGGTGTCAATATAGTTTCTTGAATAGTCGTAATTGAGATAGTATCCGGCCGTGTATCCGAGCTTTGTTATTTCTTCACAGAAGATGACGTTCATCTCTGTGATCTTGTCTCGAGTGAGAAACGCTCCGTTCTTTCTTGCGTAATTCATGGAGTCGTATTCCCAATCGTAGAACACGCCCAGATTCAAAACGTCTTTGAACTTCTCTATCGTCTCGTTGCAATATATTGCTTCGTTGAGCGCCATCTCTGAAGTGTAAGCATATGAGAACCAATAAACGCCGATGAACTCAATCTCTGCATTAATCGCGCCTTCAATGTTCGCCGTGAACTTCTGGTCGATGTTTCCTTTTCCATAACCGGCACGAATGACAGCGCCGCGGACTCCGGAAGCTTTGACTTTCTTCCAATCGATTTCACCCTGATGAACTGATACGTCAATTATTTTCATCGTTTGCTTTCTCCCTTTTACCATTCATTCGCCTTCGCCTGTTCCTTCTTGAGTTCGAGTTCTTCTCGTCTCAATTCCAACAACTGCGGGTCGTTGCTCCAATTTTCTTTATCGTAGTTCTTCAAGAGAAGATTCAGCGCTGCAACATCTGGCAAGCTTGCGCGTTTGTATATTTCTTCACGAACAACAACCCCGTTCTCTTTGATGATTTTCTTTTCCTCGTATGTGAACCCCTTCGCTTTCTTCACGAGTGCGCTTTTGAGTTCTTCCACAAATACAACCCGCCCTTTTTTTATGGCGTTGAATATTTCGTCATTTTGGTTTTTGTATTTCGAAAAAGTTTGTCGACAGATGCCGAACTGTTCTGCAATCTGTCCCTCTGTCGCTCCGTCTCTCGCCCACTTCTCGATGTCGTCCAAATGTGCGAGCATTTCTTCGAGAGCATACGAACGGCGGCCGCGCTTCTTCGGTTTCTTTTCGTTTCCTTCTGCCTTCTTTTTATCTGGCATCAATTACACCCTTTCTGCTTTTTGCCCCGTGAACTTCTCCCAGCGTTCGATTATTACATCGACATACTTCGGGTCGAGTTCGCACATGAAGCACGTTCGGCCTAATTGCTCACAAGCAATTAAGGTCGAGCCGGATCCGCCGAACAAATCAACGACAAACTCTTTTGAATAAAGCTGAATATATTTCGCGCAAAGTGCGACCGGCTTTGAATAGCTGAGTTCGTTGTCGCTGTCCTTCTGTCCGATAAAACATTTTGAATACATCTCTTTTTCAAGTCCTTTGTTCGGATCCTGATTCCCGATAATAGCGATGTATTCAACGTCCGTCATCATGTGTCCTTTGTAATTCGGAACGGTGTTCTTTTTCTTGTAAAAAGTCAGATCGTACGGCATCCCGTTTTGCTCTGCAAGTTCGATGTAATCCTTGATGAGCATCTTGTTGTGACAAAAAATATTTGTCTTGCTGATCATCTTCAGCCTTGACGGGTCGAACGAGTCGACTTTGTTCTCGATAATCTGCTTCATACTGTTTGCGTGTTTCCGGATTCCGCCGCCCTGAGCCTTAAGTTGATACGGCGGGTCGGTGAATAGAAGTTCCGCTTCTACCCCCCCCCATGAGAATTTCGAGAGTTTTCGGGTCTGTTGAGTCTCCACAAATGAGCCGATGTCGTCCGAGTTTGAAGACGTCTCCGAGCTTTGACTTCGGTTCTTCTGGAACGTCTGGAACCTCGTCTTCGATTACTTCCACAACGTCGCCGCTATCTTCGAGTTCTTCGAATCCGAAGTCTGTCATCTCCAGATCGTCGATTCCTTCGAGTTCGATTTCCAGCTTTTCGAGATCCCACGTTGCAAGCTCCGCGGTTTTATTGTCAGCAAGTCGAAAAGCTTTGATTTGCTGTTCTGTCAGATCGTCGGCCATAATGCAAGGAACCGATTCAAGTCCGAGTTTTTTCGCTGCTGCAAGTCTGGTATGTCCGGCGACTATCACGTTTTCTTTGTCAATGATGATGGGATTTTTGAATCCGAACTCTTTAATTGAAGCCGCCACGAAATCGATTGCTTCTTCGTTGTTTCGTGGGTTGTTAACATATGGAATAAGTTCTTCGACTTTCTTCTCAATGATTTTCACTTTATCTTCTCCCTGAGATTGTCTGTTTCTTTTTCGAGATCTTCGATTCTGTGATTTGCCACTTTGATTTGTTCGCTTTGGACTTCCGTTTTTTCTTCAAGCTTGAAAGTCCGTTCGATAATCGAGTTGTGTTTTTCGACTTTCTTCTCGAGCTGTTCGATTCTGTATGAGATGAGCTTCATTCCGCCGAGAGATCCGGCGAGAGTTCCCAGAAGCGAAAGAACTCCGACGATAACGGTTGCAAGTGCTGCATTCATTTTGATTCTTCCTTTCGTTCTTCTGGAGCGTTGCCCTGATCTGCGAGACCTTCGCCGATTACATATCCGATGATTGAAGCTCCGGCCATGATGAGAGCTGCGACCTTCGTTGCTTCGCCTTCAGCGTGTCCGAAGAAAATCAGAAGCATTGACACGAAAGAAGCGACAGAAGTCCAGAGTTTCCGGCTTGTGAGTTTTCTTTTCCAATCAATTTTCATGTTTCGCACCTCCCGAACTGTTTTTTTGTCATAAATCCAAAATAATTCATATTATCACCGTTTACCATAGTGCCACATGGCGCAACTTTACGGGATAAACTCTCATATATGCCACTTTTACCTGCTCAGCGCTTTAATCTCGGCGTTTGAAATGCTTTCTTGAATAAATATGCCACCAAGAGAGAAAAACGCCTTCTCGCGCCTTCTGACGCGTCATTTTGATTCTTGAAGAATTTTCCGCTCTGATTTATACTTTTAACTGCATAACGTTTCGTGTTTTGCACCCATACAAAAAGCGCCCATTTTCCCGATGAGCGCTTTTTCCTGTTCATATGATGTTTTCATAGATCGCGAGACATAGTCTCTTTTTGTTTCTCATGACTGTTGAGACGTCCACTTCCAGAAGCTCCGCAATTTGCTCGATTGTCTTCCCTTGCTCGTAATAAAGAGAAATTATCCGGAAGTACGGATCGAACCGCTGAGTCTGTATCGCATATGTGATTTGAACGTCTGTTTTTCCGTTCCTGAAGTAACTCGAGAGAACTTCGCTCGCGTCTGTGTATGCTGCAACCGCTCCGCCCTTCAGAAGTCCGTTCTTCTTGTATGCCTTGATTGAACGTTCGATTGCTTCGTCGATGTATGCCTTGATTTCCTCGTCTGTCAAGTCCCCACCCCCTCGAGTTCTATCTGTTCGCCTTCTGCGTACTTCCAGACGAACCCGAAACAAGTTCCGTTCCAATCCTTCGTCACTCTGCCGGTTTCTTTATACTCGAAGTTTTGCTCGTCTTTCTTCCGCTTTCGGTAGCACCGGAAGGCTTCGATTTCTTTTCCGCCCTTGATCTCCGTCTCTTTTTTCGCATATTTACAAGCGCAACATTTCGGAGTGAAACCACATTCCCACGCTTGCCGATCTTGCCACGGAAGCGCTTTTTTTTCCTTTTCTGTCATCCGTCACCTTCTCTCTTGTTTTCTGTAATGTTCGACTGTTCTTTCCGGAACCGTCGGGATGTTGTAGAACTCTCTCGCAAGTGCCAAACAAACGCACCATTTTTCGCCGCCTTCTTGATACTGCTTCGCTTTCTCATAAAACATTTTGTAAGCTTCACAATTGTTACACTTTCCCTTTAGCTCCGGATGGCTGCACTTTCCCGATTCAACTCCGAACTTGCCGACTCTGTGAGACGAAAAGCAACTGAAGTCAACTTTCGGAGCTTCTGGCGTCTCCATGAAGTCGAAGATTGTTGTCTGTCCGTTCACGTTCAGTCACCTTCTTTCTGTCTAAACTTGAACAAGTCTCGATAATTATATTTGCATTTTGAGCAAGGTTCTTCGTAAATGTCTTTATCAACGTATTTACAAAACTGACAACTGTTTTCTCTTTCGACCGGTTCTCTGTCGATCCATTTTTCCAGCGACTCGAAGCATTCCGGACAAATGTCGTATTCGTCGCCGTTATGATCATAAAGCCGGATGTTTCTTTTTTCGAAATTCGCTGCGTCGCTGTCTGAAATCATCTTTTTGCATCTGTCACATTCAATTATTAACTTTTGCATTCGTCCACCTCCAATTCTTCGAACAAGTCGAGAATATCTTCCCAGAAGATGCCGTCTTTCCATCCGACTTTGTGGTCTTCCGTGTAAGTCTCACTTATCGGAATCGACATTTTTCTTTCGTTGAGTCTATGTTTGATATATTTCAGCATCTCTTTGTTTGTCATCGTTCGAAGTGCTTTCGCATATTTCGGATTGAGAGTCAGAAAACAATCCGTCTGACATCCCGTCTTTCTGCATCCTTTGTTTTTCTCCGGATCGCAAAGATAAGTTTCGAACATTCATTCACCTTCTTTCTTTGCTTTGAAGTTGTCTTTGTAGCTCCTGCAACAACTCGAGCAAGGTCTTTCGAGCTGATCTCTGTTTTCGTATTCGCAAAATTGACAGCCGAGATGTCCTTCATTATACGCCCGAAGAAATTCGAGCCGCTTCGCAATTTCTCTGAAAGTTTCTGCTAATATCTCGCACCCTTTCGCGCCTTCAGTTCTGATTTTCTCATTGTGGCTTCTGGAATATCCGCTCGCGTCGTCATATCGTTTCATCAATATTTCGTTTTGACGTGCTGTCGCTTCGCAAAAACTGATTAGTTCTTCATGAGTCATTCATTCACCTTCTTTCAAAATGTCTTTTTCTTCCAGAATCTCGCATAATTCTGAATAACTGACATATCTCTTGTTATTAAATACAATAAAATCGTTTGATTCTTTCATTTTTCTTTGAATCCGCTCCGCTGCTTTGTCATAATGCAGCCGGTAGAGTCTGAGTTCTTCGATGTATCCCGCTAATTCATTGAAATATATCGCGTTGCTGCTGCACTCCGCAAATTGAAGTTCATTTCCGGAAATGAAAGCTTCGTTTCTTCTTGACTCAAAAGTCTTCGCTTGTTCTTTAAAACTTTGATACAAATATTCAAGTTTTATGAAATCACCCCCCTGACGTTCTCTTTCTCGAATAGCTTCATCAAACTTTTTCGAGTCAATTACAATCAATCTGTCCTCGGAATCTTCCAGCTTGATTTCAACTGTTGTGTGTCCGATTCGTATTTCATAAGTAACCGGAATATAATTGAGAATTACCGGAGTGTTGTCATACCACAAACGCGGTTCTTCTCTTTTGATTCTTAATCCGTCTATCTTTAGCCACTTGAAACCGTTTGCTTTGTCCGCTTTTAGTTCTTCAAGTTCCTTTTTTAGCTTCTTTGCTTTTTGTCTTGCGTTCATTTTGTACCTCCTTTTTATCAACGGACTCATATAAGAATTTCTTTAATATCTCAATCATTTCTTCTCCTGTCACTTTATATGAATCTAATAATGCATCCCATTCATACTTATATCCCATGCAATGGGCAGAAGGTGACTCTATATGCATGATATATTTATGTATCCATGCTTTGATATATCTCATCCTCTACCTCCCTCATTTTCATTGCATTTTTATATGCGTTATCTAATTTTTCTGAATCAATAATAACAAGTTCATCACCTGAAGCGAGTTCACTTTCAAATACCGTCTTTCCAATTCTGAACTGATATATCTGTCTTTGAACAATGATTCGATCGTCTGAGTAGTAATTGAATTCGTTTGGTTCCATCCGGACGCCCGCTCCATCAATTTTCAACCATTTGAACGCGCCCGTTCTGTCCGCTTTCAGTTTTTCAAGCTCTTTTTTCAGCTTCTTTGCTTTTTGCCTTGCGTTCATATGATCACCTCCCGAAGAATCTCGATGCATTCATCCGCACACTCTGCGAAACTGTTCCCTTCTTTCTTCAATTCTTCCATTTTCGAGATAGCTTCTTTCAGCTTTCTTTTCGAAACAAACTCCGCTTTTTTGTCTGAGTCTTCTTCGCATATTCTGAGAAAGTCAGCTTTCGACTTCTCCCTGATTTCGTCCGAAATCTCTTTGTATGCCATTTCGTGAGAATAGATCGGCCGTCCCATGATCTTTTCAACGTATTCCTGAAAGATGTTGAACTTATCAGCGGAAAGCATACAAACGCCCGTGAAAGCCATGACGACGGCTTTTTCGTAATCTGTCATTTGCTCACCTCTCTTCATAGTCAACGCAAGTGTGATCATCGCTCACATAATCGCAAAGATATTCACTTTCGAAGTTTGAGCATATCCAATCGCCTTTTGTTGATTTTATATACCACTTGCAAGAGCTGCGGTTCTTTTCTTCTTCCATGTTTCGCCCTCCCGTTTATAATCTGTTGAGCGGACAATTGTTGCAAATGTCAGAATCCCAGAGATCTTCGATCTGATCCGCATCTTTTCCGCTCGTGAATCTGCAATATTCATCGCACATCTTTTGTTTTACTTCGTCGAATGTCCTCGAGATTAGATCTTCGAGACATTCTTTGATCTTCTCGTTGTTTTCCTCAATTGCCGGAAACTTCACTTCTTGAAGCACCGGAAACGGTCTGAGTCTCATTTCTTCTTTTTCTTTCGACATCCTTTTATCTCAACTTTCTTGTATATGCTGCGTTTTATCCGTCCGTGTTGTTCGTGGCTGATTCCTGAATATATTGTGTTGACGTTTCGTCCGATCATCGCTGCAAGCTCTGGAGCGGAGTCAGCGACAGCAAGCGGAAGCTCGAACTTGTCGTCGGTTACCATCATGTAAACTGTCATTTTTCGAACTCCTTCCAGACTCCCGTCCCGCTCATGTTGACTATCTGCTCCCACTTCTTGAAGTCAATCGGGATGTCTGAGAACTCGTCTCCAGAAGCTCCACAAACGATTATTGTTCCGACTAACATATCACGGCCGAGAACAACGTTCGGCTGAAGTCCTCTGAGCTTTCCTTCTTCGTTGCATATGATCACAAGATTTTTATATCCTGTCGTTTCAATGTATCCCCCGACTATGTGCTGGAAGACTTCAAGCTCGTTCTCAACTTCGACAAGTCTCCCGAACTCGTCTTCAGGTTGTTTGATAATAACTTTTATTTTCATTTGCTCCACCTCCGATGAAATATTGTTCTGTGTTCTTCCTGATCTCAGCTTTTAAGCTTTCAGGAAAAAGGTCGGTGACTTCGTTTTCTTCGTCGTTGATTTCTCTCAAAACTTCAATATGATCATTGAAGCGGTTCCATGTGCAATATTTTTCAGCGTATAAAGCGCCGTATATAAAAGCGATATCCTTCTTCCATTTCATGAAGCAAGGAAGCATCTCTTTGATTTCTTCAAGTGTCATTTTCGTTTTACCTCTTTTTCTTCTTGTCTATGTTGTCACGGATCCAAGCTTTGCGACCTGTCACATATGCGTTGTAGTTGCTGAGCGCTGTCATCTGAGAGTTGAACTCTTTCCGCTCCGTTCTGACTGCCTGATACTTCTCGCATCTGTCATGACAGCCGAGTTCTCTTTCCGGACAATCTTTGCAAGGTGCCACCGGTTCCATAAGTCGCGCCCCCTCTCTTTTTTTAATTCTCCGAACAAGTAACTTCTCCGGAGCTGTCGTCTTCTCCGTACTTCTCCAGCTTCTCCAATAGCTGAAGCGCGAAGTTGAACGTGTGTTCTTCTTCTCTCTTGATCTCCGCGGTTGATCCGTCGTGATCTGCAATTGCAAACTCTTTCTTTGCTCTTGCTTCGTCTCTCCATGTCTTGAGAAGCTGCTTCGTTGTCTCGAATGCTTCTTCAGGAACCGCGCGGACAATGTTTTTCTTTTCAAGTGCTGTGTCGAGTCCGTCGTTCCATCCCATCGTATAAGTTCCGTTTTCTGCTCTCACATGAAGGTCGATGATGTTTTTTGTTGAAACATATTCAATCATGTTTTGTCACCTTCCTTCTTTGGTCTTGTATTCATTTCGGAAATGATCTGATCTTCTGGTCTGGTTTTGAATACTTCGTCCCAGAATGCCGGATCTCTCATCATTTTTTCGAACTCTAATCCACTAAACAAATTTTTTCGTGACGTTTTGATGTGTATCAAATGAACGAGCTGTCCGATTTCTGCCATAGTATCGACGAGTGACCCTTTGACTTCAAGTTCGATCTTTCCATTTTCTGATTTATAAAATAGCAATTTGCTTCACCTTCTTTCACTCGCATGATTCTTCAATAATTTTCTTGATCGAAGCGAAACATACTCGATTACACTCTAAACATTCATGATTCGGTTTGTAGCTGATGCCGAGATTGATGTCCGCTTCGTACATTTCCAGCCTTGCAAGAAGTCTGTTCAGATCCACGAGCCGATATCCCTTCCGGAGCGCTTCCCTGACTTCAATTCTTGCCTTTGTTAGTTCTCGAGCTTTGTCTTCGTCGAATCTGTCGCTGTCTTCATACTCGAGCCATGTTTTGACAGCTTTTGAAATATTACTCATTCACGCCCCCGCCTTTCTTTTAATCCCATCGCTCAACCTCCTACTCTATGATGTAAACTTTAGCCGAGCGTCTTCCAAACTGAATACAAGAGTCATAATCTCCCATGTATATATCAATAACATTCTCAGCCATTCCGCCCCGATCTTCGACGACAAAATCTCCGTATCCTTCAATATGGATTCGCGTTCCGAGCGGCAAACTATTACATGCGACGGTGTAGCCTTCCGTCGGATAATTTCCGTTACTGCATGGGTTGCCCGTCCATTCGTAAGCCGTCAATTCAAATTCGCCAATCATCTCCGGTTCTGGCTTTTCTTCTTCCGCTTCAATGCTATGTAAATATAAAACGCCTTTAGCTCTTGCTGTTTCTCTGACTCGTATTTCTTCAGCTTTCACTCTGACAAGTTCTTTTTGTTTTTCCTTCTGGTCTTCTGTTGCTTCGGCGTCCCTGATCTGCGAGACGCCTTCCGCTGTTATTTTCTTGAAGCCTGTTCCAGAAAAGAAACAAACTGTCAAGAATAGTGTTGCAATTAGTAGTTTCGTGTTTTTCATTTTTCGGTTAACCCTCCGACTTTGCTAATTCATAGAAAAGTTCGTTTCCGCCGTTCCTGATCCGCGAACGCTGCCGAACTGACTCGTCCGGCATCCTGATATTATGAAAGCGGTTCACGTCTGAAAGCCTGTCAATAATTCGCATATCATGAAACGGAAGTCTTTCGATTTCATAGTTACTTGTAAAAATTGTTACCTTGTTGCCCTGATACCTTGCGTCAATGATCATCAGAAATTTTTCGTCCATCCAATCTTTGCCGCTTCTCGCTCCGAAGTCGTCGATTATGAGAACTCGGGGTTCAATGTAATTCTTCAGAATTTCATTTTCAGAAACTCCGCTGTCGCTCCAAGCTTTTTGAATTTCCGAAAGGATCTTGTTTGCTGACTCATAACGAACGCGAACTTCTTTTCTGATGAGTTCGTTCGCTATGATGGAAGCGAGTCTCGTTTTGCCGCTCCCTCTTGCGTCGGACCATATAAAGAGACCGAGTCCTTTTTCTTCGAACTTGTCAAAATTTCCAACAAACGCCTTTGAATCTCTGAGCGCGACCGAAGCTCTTTCGAGCGAAGTCACGTTCTGGTAAATTTTTATTTGAAAATTGCTGAAGTCTGCGTCTGCGTAAAGCTGCGGAACCGAAGCAAACTTTCGATGGTTCTTCAGCGTTTGATTGTTCTTGATGTCTACGCAATCACACGGGTAAAAATAATCATATGAGCCGGCCTTGTTCATATCGTCGCCGAAAAGCTCTTTTCCGTTCTCGTCGAAGCAACGTCGATACAATCCCACGTTTTTACATTTCGGACATAGTGGGATTTTTTCGTTCGGATGCTGCTTCGAAAATTTCTTGATCTGCTTCTCTTTCATGTCAAGAGCTGTGTTCAGATCGTCAGCCGTTAATCTCTCCATTTTTCGCGAAATACTCCCTTCTGAATTTTATTTGTTCCAGAACTTCGCCTTTTTCGATAACTTTTCCGCGGTGCCATCCGAACATCGGTCTTTCTGGCTGATAGACTGCGCTCACTCTTTCAGGAACAAGCTCGCCGTTCTCGAACCATTCTTCCGGCGCTCCATAAAACGGCGGAGCTTCTGATTCCGGAAACATGATATCCCAGACAAGAAAGCCGTCTTTGTATTCTCTGCCGTTCGGATCCGTTGCAGCTTCTCCAGACGGAGCGATTCCATCTCGGTGCATCCAGCTTCGAACCGTTGCATAGTGGCTTTTATATGTCTTGCCCTTGCTCGCCATATACTCGGATAAGTTCTCAATGTACTTCAGATAATGATTCGGATATAACTTTTTGAGCGTCTGAAGTTCTTCTTCGCTGAGCTTTACGTTCTTAAACTCTCCGAAAGTTTTCTGTTCTGGCTTTTCTTTTTTACTTTTCTTTTTATTATTTACTGTATTTATATTATTTAATTTATATATAGTATTAGTATTAGTAAGAGTATTAGTTGTATGCATAGGGTATTGATACCCTATGTATACGGTATCCACATTCTCGATTAGTTCCTCGAGAAAAGCTTTGAAGTTTTCGTTTTTGACTTTCTTCAGTTCTCTTTCAACTCCGATGAGAAACTTCTCTGATTTCGTCCAATTATTTTTTGCCCACTTCAGCAAGAGAAGCTCTTTCGTTTCTTCTGAGTAATCAATAACATGATGAATATTTGTGAATCTGTCGAGAAGTCGTTCGATTGTCTCTTTACTGTATCCGGTTTCGTTTGACATCTGCCGAATGCTGACTTCATAGCACCCGCATAAATTGGTATGAGTATTCGTCAATAAATACAAATAAAAATATTTATCTTCGGGTGTGAAGTTGTCTGAAACCTTCGGATCCGTCCAGAAAGAGACCTGAATCGTTCTGTATAGTGCCATGTTCGCCGCTCCCTTCTGTTAGATCTCCACGATTCGGATTCCATGAAAGAAAAGCATCATCTTGCGTTTGAGAATATAGTCCGTCGTCCTGAATCCCTTCGTATCTTCGACAACGGTTTCGCCTGAGCTGTTTTTGTACACAAAATCGGCGATGTAAACAACTTCACGCTCGATGACTTTTCCCTTTTTTATTCCTCCACGAGCGCCGACAGAATCCGGTTCGCGCTGCGCTGGAATGAGAACAAATTTGACTTGCATCTGAAGATCTGAGATTGCTCCGGCTTTTTCAAGAATGTGAAGCTCTGTATATCTGTTCGCTTCCTTTTTCGAGTCGAACTCAATTCCATTGACGACCGTCTTCTTTGCTCCGTATTTGCTTTTTGTCTGCTTCGCCATGTGCGGCGGATAGTTTCTCCACGCCATTTCGAAAGCTCCCTTCCGCGGCCGCCGTCCACCGAGCGACCGCTGTTTTATTTTCTGTGATGTTTAAAATTATTTATCCAAAGAGCGCCGCCGAAGGATCCTCCGGAGCTGCTTCTTTCTTTGATGCTGTTTTCTTTTTCTGCTCTGCTTCTGGTTTCTCTGCCGGAGCGGGCGTTTCTGTTGCTGCTTCTGCTGGTGCTGCAAGTGCCGGAGCTTCTTCTGTATCAACGAATGTCTTTGTTCCGTCTTCATGAATAACGGCCATGTCATTTTCAAAAGCTGTCTGAAGCTCTGTCGACATGATTCCCCATCGGCTTATTAAATGGCGGAGCATCGTCTTGCAAGCCATGTCATCAAAGTTCTTCGACCAAAACGTGAAGCTTGTTCCGTTCTTCAGGTCTCTTTGATAGCCTTGAGAATATTTCTCCGCGTGACTCTGCATCTTCTGTCTGCTCCAATAGATCGATTTTTTGAATCCGTACGAATAGGTAAAAGTTGCATAATATCCGCAAGTCGGAGTATTTTCTCTGAGTTCTTCGTCTTCAATGAGATTGACTTCGATTTCTTCTTCCAGCGGATCGAAGCGAACGAGTTCACCTTCCTTGATTGGAAGAACATTCAACTTCTTGTAATATCCGGAACGAATCGCAAGCTGAATATAACCTTTGTATCCGAGCTGAAACTGTGCTTCTTTGATTCCTTGCTTTGAGTTGTTAAACGGAACAAGAAAATATTGTCCGAGTTGCGGAGACGGAGTCAGATTCAGAGAAGAACCGAGAAGCGCTGCTGAAAGAATGCTTGAATTTGAACATTCCTGAAGCTGTGGGTTCGCCTGAACTGCGGAAACTACCGAAGCGATGAATTTCTGGCCGTCTTTTCCTCCGACAACGTTGTTGATTTGATTTTTGACTGCGTCCTGTGTCAAGTATGCTGTGAGACCGAGTCTCTGTTTTCCTTTGCTTTGAACAAGCGAGTTGTTAACTGCCATCTTTTAATCCTCCCTTTTCTCAATTGACGGAATCTGACTCACGTTGATGACTCCCGATTTTTTAAATGTTTCTTTTTCTTCTTCCTGTTCCTGAAGATCGTCATCCCAGATTGTTTTCTGATCTGTGTTCGAAATATATGTCAGTTTGTAACTCATCGATTCATCATCGAAAATGAGTTCCATCTCTGGCGATGAGATAGCTTCTTCTTTGTTCTTCAGCGCGACGGTTGATGATACTTTGCAGCCAAAAACCGGAACGTTGATTTCTCGATTCTTTCCTGTTCTGCTGTCCGGAATCTCTGTCGTTTTGATTGAGACATCGACCTTCATTGTGATGCTGCCTTCGTCTGATCTGCTTTCAAGCATCGTCTTGAAAAGCTTCTGAAGGACTCCGTCAAATTTGTTTCTTGCGTCCTCGAATACTTCTGAAGTGATTCGAAGTTCTTTGATATTGTCGTTCATGTCTTGCACCTTCCTTTTTTATATTTTCTTGAACTGAATCTCGTTCATTTCGAAGAACGCCTTCAGCTTTCGAGCGTTTTCAACGTTGAGAAGTGCGCTGAAACTAATCCATTGTGCTTCGTTCTGAGCCGTTTCCTCGGCTTTTTCTGCTTCGGTGTCTATTTCTTCGACTTCTTGCTTTGGAGCTTCTGAGCGTGCCTTCTGCATTTCTTCCCAGCGTGTTTCTTCTTCAAGCTTCTTCTGAGCTTCCAGAAGTTCGGCTTTTCTTCTTGTTTCTTCTTCCTTGCGTTTCTGAATATCTGCGAGACGTTTCCCTTCTGCGATGGCCTGATTTATGTCGAGACTTCTCTTATATGTCTCGATAGCTTCAAAGCTGAAGTCTTCGAGCTGCTGAAGTGTTTCAATCTCTGAATTGATTCTGTTTATCCATCCGTTGATGTCGTCCTTGATCTGTCTCATTGAATAACTCGCATTGAGCCACCGCTCGTCGAAGATTCTCGCAAGAGTTAACCAATCCGGATGCTCTGTCGACTCCCAGAAGGAACCGATTTCAATTCGTTTGTCAGCTTTCTTCTTTTCTTCAAAATCTTTGACTTGTTTGTCTATGAGTCCGACCGGAGCGTCAATCAACTTGATGATCTCGTTGATTTTGTTCTCGAAGTCTTCGAACGGTTTCAGATATTCTTTCTTTCTTCGAACCTTCTCGTCCTGAAGCGCCTTCTTTAACTTGTTGAGCGACGCCCTGTCCGCTTTTGCGTCCTTCACCTGATCGTCGGTATAGACCAAGTTTTCAAACTTCTTCAGCTTCTCCGAAATCTCGAGCTTTATTTCCTCGAAATTGAACTGAATCTCTGCTGGAAGCTGGTATTCTTCGATTTTTAAATCCATCTTTTCTTTTCTCCTTCCGTTTCGTGTTTTTATATTTCAGGAAGAACGAGCGCTGGCTGTTCTCCGCTGCGTATGTGTTCAAAGAACTTTTGTTCTTCAGTCATTAGATATTTGATGTCGTCTTCGACCTCTGTCCGGTCTATGTAATAATGTTTCGTGTTGAGAAATATCTCGCCGTTATAGTCATATTTGAGTTGAGCTTTCAGAATTGCGAAATCAAATCCCGTGACTGCGAGATAATGCAATAATTGAATATAATAATTGTCTGGTATCCGGTGATTCCATTTTTCTTTTTGTACGCTCTGAAGAATGTTCGTTGTCTTGATCTCGAGTATTCCTTTTCGGTCTGTTTCTTTTTCCAGAATCCAGCCGTCTAAAGAAGCATGAGCGAACGGATACCACTCGTTGAGAAACAAGTTGTTCTCGACGTATCTCACTTCGTATTGTGGAAAATCCAGCTTGAACAACTCCCGAAGATATTTCTCCGCTTCTGTTCCATATTTCACGAACTCTTTTTCTGAAATGTCTTCCGGTTTCCTGAGTCCGCTTTTTTCTTCCCAGAGTTTGACGTTCGTCTTGTACGGATTCAAACCGACGATGCAGCTTGCATCGGATCCGCCAATGTAATTCTTCCGAGCTTCCAGCCACTCGTCACGAGTAGCAAGAACTTTCATTTTGACCATCGCTTCACCTCTATAACTTCCCTTTTGTTGGTTGAATAAAAGCTTTTTCGATAGGCCATCCCGCATCGAGCCGGCTTTTAAGTGTTCGTGGATGTATTCCCAAAATTTCCGCCCATGTTTTCAAGTTGTGACTTTGCCCGTTAAATTCAATTAAACGATTTGTTCTTCTGTTGTTGGCTTGATCTTTGCGCGTTACCCATCTACAATTTGCCGGTTCATAATTGCCGTCGTTGTTAGTTCGTTCAAGTGTTAGTGAATCATCATATCCGTTTAAAATTGCCCAATCTCTGAAATTCTCGAAGTCTTTCCATTCTTCACAAATCTTGATTCCTCTTCCGCCGTAACAATCGAAATGAGTATTATTCGGACAAGAACATCTATTTTTCATAGATACCCATATTGAATAGAGTCGAGTTTTTGTTCCTCCATGAGTGAGCATTATTTTTCGAGATCTTTCTCCAACCGATTCTCTTCTTAAACAACCGCACGATTTTGTTGTTCCTCTTCTCAAATTTGAACCTTTTACTATGCAAGTATTGCCACAATCGCATATACAAACCCATGAAAGCTGTTGACCGTGTTTTACTGTTGATGCTCTCTTGACAGCCGTCAGACTTCCGAATCTTTCTCCTGTTATGTCTTTAAAATATTTCAAAGTGTCGCCCCCTTTACTCGCCATTAGCTAAAGCGAACAAAAATAAATAAGCTGCACTCACTCCGAGAACAATAATCGGAATTGTGCTTTCACTATCCAGACAACAACCGGCAAGGATAAACAAAACGACCGAAGTTGCCGTCAATGTCTTGAGAATTTTATTCTTTGTTTTTGGTTTCATTTTCCCCACTTCCCTTCTTTCTGATCTGTTCGATTACGCGATAGATTTCCGGATTCTGTTCTCGTGTGATCACAACTCCGGAGATGTCTTCGAGAACTGTTCCGTCTTTGAGAACGTGTTTGATTGTCATTTGATCACCCCTCTTTGACAAATGTTTCCATCGGAACGTCGAGCGCCTGACATAGTCTGTAATATTCAACGAGTCCGATGTCTCGAGTTCCGTTCAGAATCTTTGACATTTTGGAATCATCGACTCCCGCCTTTTCAGCAAGAAAGCGCTGCATGATTCCGCGCTCCTGAGCGTATTCTTTGATTCTTTCTCCGACTGTCATTTTGTGAACCTCCTTCCTCTATGAAATTTTCATAGTTTGACGTTTAATTTTTGGGTTTCTATGAAATTTTCATAGAGAACCCACATCAAAAATACTATGAAATTTTCATAGAGTCAAGCAATATTTTTCGATAACTACTAAAATTTAGTAGATTATCGAAAGAATTGTGTTATAATTAAGCGCACAAACCACACGGAAAGAAGGAAAGAAAAATGGAAAAAACAAAAGATGAATTGAGAGAAATAATTCGAGAAAACCTCGTGGATTTGAGAAAGAAAAAAGGTGTCAGTCAGCTTGACATTTCGATAATTATTGATAAGAAAAGTTCTTCGGTTGCATCGTGGGAGCAAGGAATCTCTCTCCCTGATGTCACGACACTTTATCGGCTTTCCCTTTACTACAAAGTAGCTATGGAATACTTCTACAAAGATCATAAGAAAGAAGGTGATGACGAATGATTGCTTTATATTGCCGAGTTTCAACTCGTGAACAAACAAAAGAAGGTTATTCAATCGGAGAGCAACAAGAACGATTGAAAAATTATTGTGCTGCTATGAATTGGAAAAAATACAAGCTCTATGTTGACGGCGGATATTCTGGCGGAAACATGGAGCGCCCAGCTCTGAAGAATCTCATTTCAGACATAAAGAAGGGACTCGTTGAGAAAGTAGTTGTCTATAAGCTCGACCGACTCTCCAGAAGTCAGAAAGACGCGCTTGTCCTGATCGAAGATGTGTTTCTGAAGAACAATGTTGATTTTATCTCCATGAGCGAAAACTTCGATACTTCGACAGCCTTCGGTCGTGCGATGGTCGGAATCTTGAGCGTGTTCGCTCAATTGGAGCGCGAGCAAATCAAAGAACGAATGATCATGGGTATTGAAGCAAGAGCGAAAGAAGGGAAATATTGCGGAAGCTGTTCGCCTGTCGGTTATGATTACATAGACGGAGAACTGAAGATAAACGACTTCGAAGCGCTGCAAGTGAAGGAAGCTTTCGAACTGACTCTCGAAGGTCTGTCGCCGTATAAAGTGGCGGACATTTTAAACAAAAAAGGATATAGAACAAAGTTCGGAATCTGGAGCGAATACCGCGTTCGATGGGTTGTCCGCTCTCCGCTTTACATCGGCCGCGTGAAATACTCCGGAGAATACTTCGACGGGATCCATGAACCGATAGTTTCTGAAGAACTGTTCAATGATGTTCAAAACTACCTCGAGAAAAGAGCTGCTGAAAATGCAAAGTGTAATTATTGCGCGGGAAAAGCGACGACATATCTCGGCGGGTTCCTGATCTGCGCTCATTGTGGCGGAAAATATTCAAAACAGTTGCAGCTTTCCAAGAAAGCCGACGGAACATATTTGAGATATTATTATTATATTTGTCAATCCAGAAGCAAGAAGAAAAAGTCTCAAGTTAAGGACCCGAACTGTAAAAATAAAAATTGGAACATCGAGAAGCTGACGAACATCATTTTTGACGAAATCCGGAAGCTGTCTCTTGATCCAAATTATTTTGAAGAAGTGAGAGAAGTTTCGATTCAGGAAGACAAGAAAAACATTCTCGAAGCTGAGATCGAAAAGATAGACGGACAACTCTCTCGAATTATGGATTTGTACGTTCTTGATAATATTCCGATGAAGACACTTGAAGAAAAAACAAACTCATTGAATGAGCAACGTTTGAAGCTAGAGCAAGAACTCGAAGGACTGCAAGAGCAACGACTCGACAAGCTGAGCAAGGAAGAAGCCGAAGAAATCTTTCAAAACTTTGATGACATAATAAAAAGAGCGGACTTTGAAGAAATCCGCTCCGTTCTTTCCGCGCTCATTGAGAAGATTGTTCTTGATGGCGAAAACATCGAAATTCATTGGCGTTTTTAGTTTTGTCTTTTTTTACTCCGTAATGCGTTTATGTCGTTAGAAAAGAACGTAATACGGAGTAAAAGAAAAAAGCGTAGCAAATGCGCTGTTTTTCGTAGCAAACAAGTTTTTTTACTTGAAAAAGCGTAGCAAATGTGCTGTTTTCCGTAGCATTCTAAAAAAAAAGAAAATTTATCCCACTTTTGGATTTATTCTCAGTTTTGGGATAAAAAAGAAAACGCCCCGCGGAGCTGCGTCACGCGAAGCGCCTTCAGAAAGAAGAAAAGCGAGTGTTTTATATCAATAATTCTTCAAGAAATGCTTTAAATCGTGGAGCAATTAATTTGTGACCGTACTCGTCGGGATGCGTACCACCTCCGTTGTCTTTACTATAACAAGCCGCTCTACCCTCTGCCGTCCACGGTCTTAAATTTGATTCATGATATAAATCGAGAAATGGAATGCTTCTATTTTCACAAATTGTTTTCAATGCATTAACATATAAAGCCATAGCATTATTTGTTAGAGTTGGTGGATATGGTTCCCATGGAGTAGGTGCCACTATTCCAAGCGAAACTCGCGGCATCCTTGCTACAAGATTGTCTATAGTTATATTAATAGCTCCGCAAATTGTACTTGTTCCCGTGTCGGTTGGTTCGCCAAGCGTAAACGACAAATCGTTACCACTTCCAAAGATTGTTACTACGTCGCTGTCTGTCGGAACAAGCGAAACCCTTTCGTAAAATCTATAACCCGCATTACTCATATATCCGCTACCACTTTTGCCCAAATTGGTAACATTTATTCCCGTTGTTTGAGCTATGTAATCATGATAATTCAATTTAGTTCTTAAATTGTGTTCTGTGAGTGAATCTCCGAGACAAGTCCATTTTTTATCACGCCATGAGTTAGCACCTATAATATAATATTCTTTGAATGCTTCGTATTCTGTAAAAGCTGTATTGTTCTCTACCTGAATATTTATATCCGAATCCTTATGATAACTAAAACGCAAATATTTGACAGAATCAATAATTGTATACGGGTTTTGTTGGGCATCAAATCTTGCTATAAAGTCCTTGTTTTCGTCATAAATGCAGCAAAAATACATTGTCAATGCTTCTTGTGTGTTGTTATGAAAACATGATGTGAAAACATTCGCAAAGTTTCTCACATCTATAAAATCAGTTGACCACCAATCTGAATATTGGATAAGAGTAACTCCATCCGTTGACAAATATCCTTTTTGTGATGTTAAAGAATTAAAAGCATTTTTTGAAAAAGTTTTTTCTGCGTTTGCTGTTAATGTATCATTAAGAACGTTTATAGAAGCATCATGGTTTTTCAGTTCCGAAATCATTTTGTCGAGTCTCTCAATTGCTGTTAATATTGCGACCTTTGCATTATTAAATGAAAGTATTACATAACAATCATTTGATGGTGTGTATGCAACGGTTGTATAAATCCCCTCGCCGTCGTATTGACCTTTAACAACTGGAGTTATATTGTTTCCGTTTTCATCACATAAGGAAAAAGCAGCAACTGATGTATAATTAACACTTTTAAGCGTGTATTCAACTCCTTTTTTTAGTTGAATTGGTTTTGTGTAGTTATACTGACTTGATGCGACAATTTGACCATTATCATAATTGACAAAACCTGTGTTTTCTAATTCGTAATCAATTTTTATTAGCGGCGCAAGTGATGGTTGAATAGCATCGGTTGATATTTTCTTCGTTCCCCCGCCCGCTTTCGCGACAGCGTAATACATCCCGTCTTCGTAGGCTGTCGCTTCTTCAAGCTGAGTTATTCGCATCGGTACGTTGTTATTTGATTCGCTCATTTTTTTCGCCCTCCTGTTATGCTTCTATTGGAACATCGCTCTCTGTTGTGAGCGTGTTCAGAGATTCGGTTCCAAGTGCCGGGAATCCGATAACTGATTTCATAACGTCGATAACGACCACGTTTCCGCCGCTTGCTGTTGCGTTCGTTGTGACTGTTGGTGTTGCTCCGGAAGTGTCGAGCGTGAAGTCTGTTCCAGCAACTCCGAAAAGTCCGTTCACATATACGTTGATGATGTCTGTTGCTTCGTATGTGTACCCCGTCATGTCAAGCGCGATAACATTTGAACCGCTGAGAACGACTCGCTTCTGGAAGCGTCGAACGTATGTATTGACGTTCAAGTCCTGAGTCAGTCCGGCAAACCATATATCGAATTGGTCTTGCCATTGTAAGAATAATTGATTCGAATTAAGCTGAGTTATTAAACCGGTAACCCATAAGCAAAGAGAAGTCCCGCGTTTGTCGGTGACTCTTGACTGTATGATTGTACTTGATCCAGCTGGAACGAGTATCATCGCAAGACAAAGTTCAATTGATGTGTTGATTGTCGGCTGTGTCGGCGTACTTGCCGGAGTGCCGTCTTTCGTTGTGATCTTCACGAGACGGTTCACGGCGTCAAGCTGAACAACAACCGCGGTGTATCGTGGAAGTGTCGCGTGTGCCTGTGTAATTGTGATTGGATATGCTGCATCGTTTTCTATCCATTTACAATCGATTACGGCGCGACCTGTGGAAACATTGACCGTCATTGATTGCCCGTCCGCAATAACTGCCATCGCTCCGCCTATATTGGCGAAGACTCCGTTTGAAATCAATCCCTTGAAATATTGCGACATCTGATCCGCGTTGTATTTTCTGTCGCCGTTTACTGAATTAAAATATCCATATGTTATCGACATTATGTTTCAACCTCCCATTCTGAGAAAGTAGGAACGACGGAAGAACCGTTTTCGTCCTCTGCGTATATTATTTCGTTTATTCTCGAAACCGCGGTGATTCCGAGTTCGTTCTCAACAACTACCAAGTCGCCGAGAAAATAATCTTCGTTGAGTTTATAGATTCCGGATGATTCGATTTCGCCTTCGAATTTCTCTGTGAATCTGTTCTGGCTGAGCTGTGTCTCTCCGTATCCCTTCAGCATCTCAATGTATGTCTCTTCGGTGATTATCTCTCCGTTGCTCGAAACGCTGCTTCCGTCGATGTAAGCTTCGAACCGGTCAAGTCCTGAAGCTGTTCCGATTGCAGCCGTTCGCTTCGCTGTTCCTTCGCCTTCTCCACCTACGAGAGCCGCGTTCTGAAACTCCGCGCGGTTGTTCTGGTATGAAGACGAAAGCAAATTGTCGAACGTCGGCGAGAATATAACTCGACTTGCTCCGCTTGTTCTGTTTGTTCCTTCGTAGATCTGGAAAACATACTTTCCGGAAGAAATCGAAACGTCCCAGCCATAACCGAGAAGCTGACAAGCTTCTTGAATCCATGTCGCGAGATTCTCTCCGAAAAGCTGAGTCTCGAGCGTTTTCTGAAGTCCTTTATCCGTTCCGAGAATGAAGTTCGGGATTGCTCTTGCTGAAACTGTCGGACTTATAACTTCAGAAGTCACAAGAGAACGAATCGAGTCTTCCGCATTCCCTGAGATGTTTTTCTGTCCCCAAACTATCCGGCGTTCAAGAATCGACTTGAGTCCGCGTCCGGTGACTGTCAAAAGCCATCCTTCTTCGGAGCTGATATCGATTTTCAGATTTTCGCAAACCATGACATTTTGAAAGCTGTTCGCTGCTGCGTCTTCTTCTCTGACGAGATAAGCTCCGCAAGTCAGCAAAGAGAGATTCTTCTCTGTTGCAGGACAAACAAGTTGAAAATCATTCATCCCGTTGTATTGCACGTCCCAGATTGAAGATTTGAAGTTTTCGAGAATATCTTTGACGCCGTTCAAGCCGTCAAGAACGTATATATCCATACATCAAACCCCCTGAAACTTGTCTCTCAAATATATAAATGCATCGAGATTCGCAATCGTTCCGCTTTGTGCTGTTATGCTGAAATAATTTTCTTGTGGTCTGAGCTGGAACCAACTCGCGCCGGCGTAACTCGAGCCGATGAGATTCTGGATTGTTCCGTTCGCTTTGTACAGAAGAACCGATTTCTGTTTCTGAACCGTATTGAGTCGAATCTCGTCTCCGGCTGAGAGTGTCACATTGAAAGCGAAAGTCTCGTTTGTATCCATGTTTACGATTGCCGGATTGATGACCGTCCCTTTTGCATGAAGAACGAAAAGCGCTCCGGTCTCGACGTCTCCGCCATTGAAAACAACTTCTTCATGTGTTCCGATTTGATTTGAAAACGGAATCGGATTTTCTATTTCGAAGGGAAACTCGAAAAGCGCTTCCGCACTCTCAAAGATTGAAGTTTCTTGTTCCACGCCTTCGAAATATGGATCCGTACAAAGAATCGTTATCTGAAAAAGCTCTTTCTTCTCAAAATATCCAATCGGGATGCTCTGACAATATCCATGAATGAGAACGTTTCTCGTGTCGTTCTCATAATAAAGCGTGACCGGATACTTTGATTTGAAATACTTATATAAAGCGATTCTGTTTGTTTCTGTCGGCTGATTTATTGCAAGCGTGATCGTGATTGTTCGATTGTCGATGTATGCTGAGTTGAAAACTGAGCCGTCAGCGTTTGCATTTCTCGCCGTGTTGATTACTGCGTCCGGCGGGTCTATGCCATCAATCAATTTGATGACATATGCCGGATTCTGAGAGAGTTCCAAAACTTCGCCGTATTTATTTTCGACCGATAATTTAAACATTTTTCTTTTTCTCCCTCTGTCTTTGTTTCTATGTGAGAGCCTTCACAAGTTCGATTTGCTGTCTTCTCGCTCTGTATGTCTCCAGCGCTGAGAGTGCTTTCGGACTCGTGTTGTTCTGCGTTAAATTGTAATTGTTGACAACTGTCGAGCTTCCGATTCCGACCGCTCCGCTGTCTCCTGACGTGTTGACCGCTGCTTTCGAAAGATTGATATCCGTCTGGAAGTCTTCCAGCGGAACCGCTGCGGCTTTTGCCATCTCTGAAGCAACTTCTTTCACGCTGTTGATTGTGTCTTTCAGTCCGAGAACAAATCCTTCGCCCGTATAATCTCCGATGACTTCCATCACTCGAGACGGCGATTTTATCTTGAGATTTTTCTTGAACGTTGCGAGCATCGAGTTGATAAACGTCTTCACTTCTTTTGACATATAGTCGGTGTTTTTCGTGAGTCCGTTCACAAATCCGGTCATCGATTGCTTTCCGAGTTCTTCAAGCTGCTTCGGAAGATCCTTGAGCGCTTTGTTGAGTTCTGTCTGATACTCGTCACCGACCTTCTTTATGTCCTGAGAATAAATCTGTTCGCCGGCCTTCTCCGCTGCTTTCATTTTTTCCGTGTATGCTTTGTTGTATGCGTCCAAATCTGAAGCTGACATCATCAGAAGTCGGTCAATGAATGCCTTCCCCTCTTTCATGTCATAACTTGCTATCTGGTCGAATAACTCTGAAGAAACTTTCGTCTTGATCTGAGCAAGGGCTGAAGTGTATTCCGTGATTTGTTTCGTCTGAGCCTTGATGTCGTTTATCGTCATGATTCCAGCTCCGGAAACTTCGAAAAGATCTCCGGCCGATTTCAGCTTTGAGACAAGTTCGTCTTGCTTTGCTATTAAAGCATCATATTTCGCTTGATACTTGTCAGCGATGCCGTTTATCGTGCTGTTGATTAGGTCCTGAGCCTTCGTCGAGTAAGTGTTGACCGCTTCGCTGAACTCCGAAATAAACTCGCTCGAAGCGTCCTGATAAGCTGTTTTATATTTATTTTGAGTAGCAATCAACTTCGAGTATTTATTTTCGTTTGCTTTGATGAGCTTCGTCGCTGAAGCTTTCTCTTTTGCTATCTGTTTGTCGAGCTCTGCTTTCTCTGCGTCGTCTGTTGCAGCATCTTTCTTCTTCTGGAGAGCTGCGACCTTCTTGTCTGATTTCGTCTGAATCTGATTCTTCTTCTTGTCTCGATTCGTTTCAAGTCTCGAAATCTCTTTGTCAAACTCTGCGACTTTCTTCTCGTTCTGATATGTCAATTTATTGATCATATAATTTGTTTTACTCGTGAGAGAGTCCGCGAGAGTGTCCGCGATTCCTGAAGCTGAGTTCACGAAATCATATTCTGTGACGTCCTTCGCTGTTTTGACAGCCGCTCCGACAAGTTTCTTGACAGCCGTCACGAGATCGCCTTGTAAGCTCGTTACACCGTTGATGTATCCTTCCGTGAAGTATTTTCCAGATTGGAACGTCAACTTCGACGGTGAGCCTTCCTGTTGTCCTGATTTTAAAGCGTTGAGCGCTGTCTTCGCGAGATTCCAAGCTGTCGTCCATATGGAATTACTTTTCGAGTTCATTCCGTTGATGAATCCCTGTCCGAAGTTTTCTCCGCTTCGATACGTTGCAGCCGAAGGACTATGAGATTCTTGTCCGCTGTCGAGTCCGGAAACCGCACTCTTTCCGACGCCTTCCGCTGAAGTGTTAACGGCTGGAATCTTGACTTCAATTCCGCCTATATATCCGGTGATGAAGTCGTTTCCGGCTGATTCGCCTTCCTTCTTGTCATCTGTTACGCCCTTGACCGCTGAGTCTTTGACATTGTTTGCACTCGTTTTCACAAGTGCGAGATTCTGATCTGAACCGAAGGTCTTTGCATATGCTGAAGCGCCGGCGTTTGCTGCTGAAGATGCTTCTTCAGGAAGCTTGTCGAGTTCGTCTTTTGCAGCTTTCACCATCGCGGCCGCTTCGTCGACCATCTCCTGAGTCACGATTTCGGAACCACTCTCGACAGCCTTCTTCAAGTTCTGATAGTTTGTTTCCATGTCGGTGACTTGCTGTTCAAGTTCCGCTCTGGTACTTGTTCCGGCTGTTTTGAAATCATTCACTAATTGTGAAAGTGCTTCTTGAATCTTCGCTGAGTCTCCGCTGATGATCGCGCTCGAAAGTCCTTCATAATTCTTGATTGTCGTTTGATATTCTGAGTATTGTTTTTCGGCGTTCAAATATGCGGTTTTACTCTGAACAATTGCTTCTTTCGAACCGTTTATCTTATTCGTGAGAGAAACAAGTTCTTCGCCGTACATCTCCGCCGCTGTTGCGGAAGAAACCGCGAGTCCTTCTTGAGTCGCCCATTCTTCCGCCGTCATACTCGAAATTGAAGCGAACTGTTGTTCTGCTTCTGCGAGTTCTGTTTTGTTCTGGTTATATATTCCGATTGCTGTCGTGTAACTCTTGAGAGCTTCTTCCTGATGCTGAATCGCTGTCGTGTATGCTTCTTCGTTTGCTGAAAGCACCGCTTGCGCTCTCTTTGTTTCCATCAACTGTTCGATTGCCTGACGTTCGTTCGCGTAGTTCTCGATAACTCCGCCGACCATCTCGATTTCGGTTCCGAGCGCTTCGTTGAGCGTCGTCATGATGAAATCTGCTCTCTCTCTGTCTGCTTCCTGAACCCTTCCGTGTTCGTCGACAAGAGAATCGAGTTCTTCAGCTAATCGTTCATAATAATCATATTCTGATTGAATATCCTTGACTGATTCGTCTCTGGATTCCTTCAACGCTTCGTAAGAATCTTTTAATTCATAAACTTTGTCGATTTCTGTCTGTTCCCAGCTCGTCAGACCTTCAACGTCGTTTGTGTATTCTTTTGTTTTGCTCGCAAGATATATCAAACCGGCCGCAAGTCCCGCAACCGCTGCCGTCACAAGTCCGATCGGTGTTGCAGCTTCCGCCGCATTGAGTAAGAGCTGAGCCGTTGTCGCTGCTTCGGTGACAGTCTTCAGAGTTTGAAACGTCTTCCAGAGTGTTATAATTGAGCTTGCGAACGTCATCACTTTTGAAACGACAAAAGCCGTTCCGAGAGCTGTTCCGACAGCTTGAACGATTGTTTTTATTCCGTCCCAATTCGTGATTATACTTTTCGCAAAGTTTACGGCCTTGACTGCAAGCGCTCCGATGTCTTTTCCGATCTGGTTCCAATCTACGCCGTCGATAACGTCTGAGATTTCCGAAACCGCTTCTCTCATGGCTGGAGCGAAACTTTCATAAATCGTGATTTTTACGCCTTCAATTTTTGAATTGAGCGCTGTCAGATCTCCGGAGAGATTATCATTCATGATTTTTGCTGTTTCCGCTGCTGTTCCGCCGCAATTTCGAAGTTCTTCTTCGAAAGATGCTGCTTCATCAATTCCAGCGTTCAGAATGAGATTCAATCCTTTGACAGAATCCTTCGTGAACGTTGTCAGAAGTGCCGCGCTCTTTTCTGCTGTTCCGAGTCCGTCCGTTGCGTCTGAAACGTCTCTGATAATGTCTGTTAAGTCTCTAAAATTGCCCTGTGCGTCCTGAACCTCGATTGTTGTCTCTCCGATGGCGATTTTTCCATCTTCCATCTTCTTTGTTATGTCTCGCATAACTGCGGTGAGAGCTGTTCCGGCTTCTGAACCCTTGAGTCCCTGATTTGCCATTGAAGACAAAAGCGCGGTCGTTGTTTCGATGTCCTGTCCCGCTGAGTTAAGATTTGCAGCGCAATTCTTGAACGCGTCTCCGAGTCCTTCGGCTGTTGTGTTCGCGTTTGCCTGAGCATATGAAAGTAAATCGGCGAAATAGGTTGATTCGCTCGCCTGCATTCCGAAAGCTGAGAGATAATCCGTCACCATGTCAGAAGCGGAAGCGAGATCCATTCCGGAAGAAGCGGCAAGGTCGAGAACTCCGCCGAGAGCTTCGCAAGAAGTTTCGGCATCCCATCCAGCAAGTGCCATATATGAGAGCGCGTCCGCTGCTTCTGTTGCGCTGAACTGAGTATTTGCTCCGAACTCTTTCGCGGTGTCTGAAAGAAGCTGAAGTTCTTCCGCTGAAGCTCCCGAAAGTGCCTGAACGTTGCTCATTGATTTTTCGAAGCTGGAGCCGACTTCCACGACTTCAGCCGCGAACTCTTTCAGCTCTGAGATTCCCCATTGAATGACGTTCGAGATTAAATCTGACACAATCCCTTTAAAAACGGTGAAACCGTCTCCGGCTGTTTCCAGAGACTCGTCGAGTTCGTCCGTTGCATCGGCGAACTTTCCTGTTCCTTCTTCGCAATCTGTCAGATCTTGCTCGTACTGTTTGATTTCGCTTTCTGTCTTATTGATTGCCGCCTTCATGTTGTTGATGCTGATTTTTACTTTGTCGGCGGCGGCTGAGTTTTCGCCGTATAATGTTTTTGTTTTCTCGTATTCATCTTCGAGAAGTGAAAGTCTCGTCTTCTGTGACTGAAGAACGGTGTCGAGCTGTTTCAGCTTTGCCCGAAGTCCTTCCGCGTTTGTGCTCCAATCATCCATCCCAGAAGCGGCGGCTTTGAACTCTGAGTTTGCAAGCTTCACTTGACGAGCTGCTGCTTGCATCTGCGATTTTAGATTCGAAATATCCGCTTTTAATTTAACTGTTGTATCCGCCATTGTTTCACCTCTTTAGTTTGAGCAATTATCAAAACCACGAATCCCCCGCTGGTTTTCTGATGACTCGATTCGGGTCCGAAAGTTTTTTCTCCCTGATCTGAAGCTTTCGAACTTCTGAATATAAGTCGATGACCGAAACGAACGTTTTTTCTTCAACGTCGAACGGAGTCAGCGCCGGAAACTCTTTGCAAAGTTGATAATTGATCGAAAATAATATTTCAAAAAGCGGAGTATCATCTACTCCGCTATCACGTTTTTTGAGTCAGTCGGAATCGAAAGAATGTGCGCGAATGAACCCTTCAGGATTGCAACGACAATCGGAAGTAATTCGCTGAGCTTTACGCCGTCCCAATCTTCTTCTTCCATCTCTGGAAAAACTTTCGTCAAAACATCTGTGACAGCTTTCCAAGAACCATATAATATTTTTAAAAGCTCCGAAGTGTCGTCTATCTGGTCGACCTCCAGAACTGCGAGAAGCTTCTTGATAGTTCCGAAGCGGATCTCTACAAAGTGAGCTTCAACTGTTTTCTTTATCCTGTCTTTTTCGTCATAAACGTTTAATTTAAGTGTTGTGTCACCCATTTCTTTTCTTCCTTCCTTGTTCTTTAAAAGATGGGCGGAGTTTTAATCTCTCCGCCCGTTTCTTATGGAGAAATCGCGAAACTCGGCAAAAGTTGCGATTTATTATGCTGATGGTGTCGGAACCGTGATTGTGCAAGTATCGGTGTAATTAGTGCCATCAACTGTGATGCTTGCTGTAATCGTTGAGCTTCCGGCTGCTTTTCCTTCAACAAGTCCGTCTGAGTCAACGGTTGCGTATGTTGTAGCGCTTGAAGTCCATGTCACGGCCGCATTTGCTGGATATGTTACGGCCTGAAGCTGGAGAGTGTCACCAACTGCAACGGCTGCATTTGATGGTACTACGGAAACACTCGGAACCTGAGAAGCTTTGGTGATTGTGTCCGGTGTCTGAACTGTATCGAAGAATGTTCCAATCTGAGCGCACTTCTGAAGTGAAGTATCAACATTGACAGCCTTTGCCGGCTTGCCGTTCTTGTTGAACTTATAGATTGTTGATATTCCGGTGAATGTGAGTTCCTGACCGTTTGCGTCTGTTCCTTCGTTCTCTGTTGCTGAAGTCTGATCCGGAATGTTGAAGCTTCCCTTCAGTCTCCATACATAAACGACCGAACCGTCAGTCTTCTTTGTCTGGTATCCAATAGCGAAATACTTCGGAGTTCTTTCTTCCTCGATGTATGTTCCGGTGTTCTGATCGTATGTCTGACCGGTGATGTCTGCGAGAACGTCGAACGGTATTCCAGAAGCTGAGATTGTGACTGTGTCGGCGCCTGTTGATGTGATAACAATTGCGGCGATGTTGTCATAATAATGAGCTTCTGAAGTGCTGTCTGTTGACTTGCTGATTTCAGCAACTCCAGCGAGCGGTTTCACTTCTCCGAAAGTGATTCCGGTCTTGTCGTCTTTTGTAACTTCGGCGTAGACTAATCCCTCAACGCCGCGATACTCAAAAATTTTGCTCATGGTGTTTTTACCTCCATTTTATTTTTTATGTTTCAAGATAATAAACTTCGATTGTGCGTCCGGTGTGCGTCGCTTCGTCTGAGTTGACGTCCATTCCCTGAGAAGGAACGACCCACGATGCAGCCTTCAGCGCTGTTCGAATGTTTGAAAGTAATTCATATACTTTTTCTGGGTTTGAACTATAAACAAAAACGTTATAGTTCCATGAAGTTCCGTAATTTGTGTTATCGTAGTGAGCATGGTCGGGCGAATCATTATTCCAAAACGTGATAAACGTTTCCGGGTATCGTTCTTCGTCTGACATGGATCCTTGACGATATACTGGATATTTGAATGATTCAAGAATCTGAATGAGTGCATCTTCCATTTTACGAACCCAACCTTTCGTCGATTTCATCCTGAAGCAATTGATCAATGTCTTTCTTCAGAGTGTTTTCATATTTTTTAGTTCCGTAGATTTTTTCGAGCGCGTAATTCGGTTTCATTTTCGGCGTTCCAGTGATAAGAAATCCGCCCGCACCCGGTTTCGTTTTATCAAAACCGATATCGATTTCGACAGAAACTCCGTTTTTCTGCGCTTTTGCATTTCTTACAATTGACGCCGTTGTGTCGCCCTGAGAGTATTTGCCACCGGCCGGAAGGTTCGCGCTTGCCATAGCTGCCACGGTGTCAACTTCGACAGTTTCGGCCGTTTGTTCCATAGCGTCCGCGACTATATCCTCGACATTCGCTCCGAGCTTTTCAAGTTGCTCGATAAGCTCTGAAAAAGCGGTGAAGTCGATTGATATTCCTTGCTTTCTGGCTGCCATTTAGGTTTTACCTCCGACGTTTTCAACCTTAAATTGAATGAATTGATGTCTCATGTTTATATTTTCCGGTCGTGTAATGATGTTGTAGATCCGTTCTGTTTCGCAAACATAGATTTGACAATCTGAAGCGAATCTCGGATCGTACCACGTTTCAATTATCGCGGTGTCGTATACCATATAAACATCATTCGAAAAATTCTCGGTTCCTCCGTATGTTTTAAAACTTCCGAAGAATACTGGAATATTTTCAATGTATTTCTGAAACCTTGAGAACTCGACCGGATCATTTTTGTTGATTGCGAATGGATATTCGAAACAACTCTCGACCGTGTCCCGGTATATCTTGCGAACAACTCCCTTCACTTTGACAGTTTCAGGAACAAGAAGTTTCATCGCTACGTCAAACGGCGCGTTTGGTTTGAATATTCTTGCCATAACTTCGCCCCCTACTTTTTATAACTGAGCTGTGTTGCCCTCTGCATGAAATACGTTGAAAGTTTTCCGTCTCCAGCTCCATAATTCCACAAATCAGAAACGCCACGGCTGACGATTCCCGCTGTTATATTGCTCTGTTTCACTCCGCCGTCTATGAGAAACGTCACAACTTCGTCGATATACTCTGAAAGTGTGTCGTTGAGATAATCTCCAGTGATTCCGAGTGCACTTTTTACTTTTATTAACATTTGAGCGTCGGCCATCGTCTGCCCCCTCCGTTTCTTGTTATTTCTTTTTCTTTTTTGGCTTTACGTCTTCGGATTTCTTTTCGTCCTGTTTTTCTAACTCCGGAGCAGCTTCTTTCACTTCTGAAACAAGCTTTCTCTTATCCGCGAGAAGTTCTTTCGCTCTTTCGTCTCCAAATTCAACGATTGAATCCTTTTCGTAAATCGTGCCATTGAATTTATCTCTAAATTCAATATTTATCTTTAGTTTCATGAGTTACCCTCCATATTTGCCCCTTATCCTCGCTTGAAAGCCGTTTCTCTGCCTTCAAGCGAGTTGATGGGGGAAATGCTCGGTTTTGACTCTTGAAAGCCTTCTCGCGCCTTTTACAAACCAACCTTTGTAATTGTGATCGCATTTGTTGCAAGAACTGCCTTATAAAGTGTGTTACCGTCGGCTTCAACGCTTCCGGTTGGTGTTACTGCTTCGCCGTCAATCGTGAATCCTTTGTAGTCATAAGCTGGTACAAAGTAGATTGTTGCAGCGCTTACGCTTGAAGCTGTCGCGTCAATGTCGATTGATTCTACTGGCTGAGTTGCGAGAAGTGGAGCACTTCCGCTTTTAACCTGAAAATTTCCGTCAACGTCGAGCGCGTCGAGCTTTGCAAGTGATGAATTATCACCGTTCATTTTTAAGATAACCGCATAAAGTGAAAGAAGATCGGTTGCCTGAACGGGTATGCTCATATTCTTGTTGATCATGTTTGTTTACCTCCGTTTTTATTCTGTTTCGAGTGTTAACTCTGAAATGTCGAAAGTCTGAGTCTTTGAAACGCCGTTCTCTGTTGTAACAACCTTGAGAACTTGCTGTCTTCCTTCATAAACTCCCGCAACCTTGAAAACACAAACTCCGTCTTCTTCGAGTTCTACCATTCCGGAACCCTGAGAAGGAACGAGACCGACTTCGATTTTGTCTGAGCCGGCGTTCTCAAATTTTAGAGCCATGAAGTTTCCGTCTCCGCTGAGATATCCTGAAGGTGCAAGTCCTCCAGAAACGAACTTCAGCGTTCCGGTTATCGCTCCGTCCGAAACGGCCATCTCTTTTTGAAGCGTGTTCACTTTGGCGCCGTAGTATTCATCTGACCCTTTGCAAGGCATAACCACGGTGTCGCCTACTCCGACGAATCCCGCAATCGCGTTGATCATGTCCGGAATGAGAGTTACTTCTTCGACATCTTCAGCGTTTCCGCCGAGTGCTTTATATAAATTTTTGAGAGCCTGAACTGTTGTATCCATAAGCTCGCCCCCTTTCAATTAGTTAGAAGAACCCTTCTTTGTGATGAGATAGAAGCTCTCTGGATTGAGAACTTTTCCGTCAACAACAACGAGAGCCTTGTCTACCCATTCGTTGGTCTCATCGTCGAAGTAACGTCTCATTGTGAAGCCGAAATTCTCGTTGATTGCGTAGTCTTCAGGATTCCAGAAGATACCGATTACATCGCCGGCTTCTGCTGTGTCAAAATCTTTTATGATTGTAGGTTCAACAAGTGAAATTCTACGTCCGAAGAATCTTCCGTTTGGATCTGCTGAGTCGCCGTCGTTTACTTCGAGACCGGTAGCCTGACGGAATACCGGATTGTTGTTTGCGTCGCTCATTGTCTCCAGATATGCGTCAACTGTTGAAAGTGGGAAAATGAACTCTCCGTCTCTGTATCCGAGTGGAATCTTTGCAAAGAAATTCTTTCTCCAAGCTTTCCAATCGTTGATGTCGTTTGCTGACATCTGGATTGTATGTCCTGCAAGGCCTGTCACGCGTGGGTCGTTGAGAATACCGAGCATCTGGCCGTTTCCTGTTCCGTTAACGATTCCGTAATCCATAGCTTCAAGATATGCGATAGCAATTATCTTTGTGATTTCTGCTTCGAAACTCTCAAGAGTAAGAAGATTTGACAAGAAAGTCTGAGCAACTCTGATTTCAGCTTCGTTATATTTGAATGAAACTGTTCCGAGCTTGTCTGTCTTCTGACGTGGAGAAACTGTTTCTTCAGTAGTCCATTTAAACTTAGCCTTGAGCGCTCCGATTGGATAATCAACGCCGCCCTTGATATTTGTCTTGCGAACCTTTGCGTATAAGTTGCCATAACGAACACGAACTGTGTTGATGACTTCTCTCATAATGGTGAGCGGAATCGCTGCGCCTGTTTCTGTTGTGCTGATTGCTTCTCCGTTTCTGGTGATTGGAGCGCCTGTCTGAACGTAATTCATGAACGCGCTTCTATACTCCATAGACTCGAGATAGTTCTCGCTTCTCTCTTCCTCTTTCTTCGGTGAGAAAGCGCCGAGAATTTCGCCGCCTACAAGCTGAGCACCTTCCGGAGCTTTTGCTCTTGCTTCCTGAGAAGCTTCTTCTTCTGTGATTGCGTCGATTTCTGCCTGTGTCTCTTCGATCTCTGCGTTTATATCTTCAAGCTCTGAAGTGAGAGAACGAACTTCGTTGACATCTGTTGATGCGTTGCATCTTTCCGCGAGATTTGTCTTCTTTGCGATAAGTCTCGCGAGTCTCTTTTCAAGAATCTTTTTTCTCATGATTAGAAACCTCCTAATTTTGATTTGAACTGATATTTCGCTTTAGCGAGTGCGAGTTCTCGTTCGGCGTCTGCCGAATTGTTTTCGCGTGTCTGCTGTCTCGCGGTCTCCACCTCGAGTCGTGCTCTCTCCAGAACATCGGAATTGCTTCGCGCATTTATAGAAGTTGAGTCATACGCCGGAAAAGTTACCGCGCTGACTTCAACAACTGAGCCAATTTTGATAATATGTCTTGTCGGATGATCACTCTCCAGATTCTCCCAGCTTTCTTCGTCGATGCTGAACATGAAAGACATTCCGGTGACATCTCCACGTTTTACGGCTGAATATAAAGCTCGCGCTTCTGAGTTGTTCTCTGTGTCGAGACTTGCGCTGATTGTCATTCCTTCGTAATCTGTCGAAAGCTGCATCGTTGAGTTGCCGTTGTTTCTTCTGGAACGTGCAAGCGGTATATTTGAAATGTCATGATTCACAAGAAAGCGAACGTCTGTCAGATCTGCGCCGTCAAGCGCCCCTCTGTCGATTACCTCGTCAAAATATCCGAGATCTGTCACCGACTCGTAAACTATCGGGCGACCTGTTATCACGCTTCCTTTTTCTTCTGAGTCGTCAAGTGCTCTGACTTCGCACATATACGAGCGAGCTTCGAGTTTTTTCTTTTCCTTGTCTGCCATTTTTTAAACCTCCGAAATATTGTCTTGTTTTTCTTCGTCCACGACATCAACGTTGACCGTTCCGACTTGATACTGATCCGCGTTGTTCGCGTCTATCCAATTGAGCGACATATATCTTTTACCTTCCAATTCAGGAAGCGGCCGAAGTCCGAGAGCTGTTCTTTTCTCATTTTCGAAAAGTCCGCCCGTCGGTGAAAGAATGTTGATCATCTCCAGAGTTTGCGAAATCGTCATGAAGATGAGTTCTTTCGGATAGAACTCAATTCGATTTCGAAAAGCTTTTTCACGAGAAGTGAACATTTTCTTCGTGAATGCCTGAGACATTGAAACGATGAGCGGTTCGAGCGTTTTCTGATAAAATGCTTCGTATTGCTCTTTTGTGAAGTCTCCTGTCAATATTGGAAGCGGAACACCGAAGTTTCGGAGAATCTTCTCGTCAATAAACTTCAGCGTGTCAGCGTCCACAAGTTCGAGCTTGTGTTCAAGTGGCGTGTATTCCGTTTTTAAATCCAGCGGCAAGATTCCCGACTCGTTATTGTTTACCTTCGTTTCAAACTCTCGAATTGCTTCGTGAATCTTCTCGTTATCCATCAATGTGTTGTATTTCATGATGCCGTTCACGTTATAGCTTGCTTTCATAGCTTTTGCGAGTCCGTCGAGAAGCTGTTTGTTAAGTTCAAGCGTCTTGAGTAAAGCTTCATGATTTGGTTGTCCGAGCATATCTCCGCCCATGTATTGATTAACCGAATAGTTATATTTCAAGTGAATGACGTTCTCATATGGAAAAGTTGTCGTGTATCCACTCGAGAACCAAAACTTCACGAAAAGCCGCCCCGCTGCGTCTTCTATGAAATCGACCTCTGTCGGGTTGATTGGATATAGTGCTTCATAGTCTCGGTGTTCTTCTCCGTTGTCGTTCCATGTTCGATAAATCGGAACGATAAACGCGTTATAATTCAGCATCAAAAGCCAAGTGACTTTCTCAAGAAATTCGCTCGTCGTCATGAGCGGATTCGGGTCCGACAAAACGTCTTGAATTGTCGAAGTTCTGATCGGCGTCGGGTCGTCGCCTTTGTATCTGACATGAGTCGGATTCAACTTCTTGATTTCGTCGACAATACATTTGACCGCTTGCTGAACTACGTCCGAAAGATAGATGTTCGTCCCAAACTGCGAATAAACCGGAATGAGTCCGTTCAATGTTTGGGCGAATGTATAATTCTTCGGTGGGCGTCTGAAAAGTTTATCAAACCACTTCATTTTGTGTTTATCCTCCTATCAACCGCTTATAGTCGGAGCGGTATCTTCTGTATACTTCGTATAATGAGACGAGCGTCACGGAACCATCGATTTTCTTCGCGCTTTCCGTCTTGATGACTATCGCCTGTCGATAATCATTCAGCTTTAGACAACTATTTTTGAAGCACCATCGGTCAACCGGATTCTCGTTGTAGTTTATGAGCTGCGCTTTCAGATCTGTTTCAACAAGTCGAATCGCGTTATTGAGCGTCTTCGCGTCCTGAAGTATCATCTCAATGTCGCCGTATTGCTTCGACCAATTGTATTCTTCCATTCTTCGAAGCCAATCTTTCGCGAAGCGCTGATCATACCCACATTTGAAAAGCGCGACTCCGTGTTCTTTCTGGAGCTTGAAGAACCAATCTGCGACAATTGTCAAGTCGATGTCGTTTCCTTCACATATCGTGATGTGTCCTTGCTCCGCCCATTCTTTATAGTGAGCGCCGGCGTTGTGGTCGTCGTTCTCCGGATCTAGCTTCGATTGTGGGATGAAGTATTGCGAAACAATGTACTTCGTCGGGTCGTTCGGTTTCATGACGAGAGCCTTCGCGCAACATAAATCCGTTGTTTCTGCTAGATCGACATGACCGAGACAATAGCCGCCGCGCAAATCTTCGAGATCGTACTTCGCGGAGTATGTGAAGTCTTCCAGATTTAGCCACGATTGAACGCCGTTCTGTTTCAGGTTGAAGTCTTTTGACAGAACAAAGATTCGGTCGGCTTTTGACTTCTTCGCAAGTTCGACTTGTTCCTCGAGATAGTCGAGACGCTTCACGATTCCCAGAGTCGGGTTTGACTTCGCCCAGCTTTTCGGATTCTGAAAAACTTCAAGCTCTGAATCCTGAGTGTATAACCACGCGAGAACGCGACTCGCTGAGATGCTGTCGTCTTCTCCGTTTATAATCTTTCGAGCTTTCTTCAGCTCGTCGTCAAGGTATCCGTCAATGACGAACCCCTCTGTCGTCAGAATGAAGAACTTCGGATTTTCTTTCAGGGATTGAGACTGTTCAATCGACTTCGGAATCGTGTTCGTCTTCAGCTCGTGAGCTTCGTCCTGAAAAGCATCGTCAATGTTTCGGCCTTCTTTGTTCTTCGTCCGCTCCGACATTTTAAAAATCTTTGTGTTCGTCGTTTTGTTCAGAATGAAGCGGATATTCTTCTTCGTGTCGAGATCGTTCGGGTCGATCATCTGACGCATTAAATCGATAGCGTCATACATGATTGATGCTTGCGTGTCGTCGTTGCTGCTGCAAACTATGTCCGAGCCTTCATTTCCCAGAATGAACGACGCAAGAGCAAGCGCTGAACAAAGTTCCGATTTTCCATTCTTTCGAGCTATCAAAAGTATGATTTTTTTGAAGCGGTCGGTTCCGTCTTTCATCTTGAATGAGTAAACGGCTGAGATGAAAGCCTTCTGGAACAAGAGAAGCTTCATCGGCTGACCGTAGAACGGAGACTTTGTCAATTTGACGCAATTTTCAATAAAATCAATTCTTAAATCTGCGCTCGTTGAGTCGTAGTCGTATTCGTTGCCGTTCATGTCTTCGATTAAGTTTTCAAGCTCCGTCAAGAGTTCGTTTCCGATTATAATTTCGCCCTTCTTCGCTTTTTCGAAGTATTCTTCGAGAAATCCGTTCGTTTTGATGATCATTTTTATTCTTTCCTTGACTTCACCCATTTTCGGAGCGGAGATTCTTCTTCAGTCTCTCCGTTCATGTCTCCCGTCAATCGGAACAAAAGCCGAAGCGAATTGTTGTATTGCTGCATCATTTCTTTGTATTGCTTCGATGCTGGCGTTGCCTTCTGGAGTGCCTTATTTTTTGGGTGAACGCTGATGAACGGAAGCTTCTTCAACTCTCGAAGCTGTTCTTCGATGAAAACTATTTCGTCGATTAGCTGCTCCGCTTTTATGTCGTTGTCGCTTCCTGTTCGCGTTACTATTTCCAGAAGGGATTCTTTGCGCGATTTCATCACGCCACCTTTATGAGTCGAACTTTGTAGTATTTCGTTTGTGCTGAAGTGTCTCCGGTGTAATCCTGAAGTGTGATTTGTTTCGAATAAGTGTCGAGTTTTACAATCGGGAACGGGTGTATCTGGTTTGGATAAGAACCCGCGCCGGCTGAAGTGTATCCGGTTTCAGCTCCCGAACTCCAATATTCTTGATCATAAGAGTGAAGCACGTCCAAAACTGCATAATTGATTAAACTATTCGCATCAATTCCCGCATTTGTTAACGCTGAAGTGTTCCAGGTAATCGTCCCGACGTCTCCAGCCGGAACGCTCAAAGTCCCGCTCAATGTAATGACCGGCACCTTTTCCAAATTGTTATTGAATCCGTAAACGCTCATGATTTTAACCTCCTGATTTGTAACTTTTTTTCAAAATTTGCGGTTATATGTTCGAATTTCGGGGTTTTTCCGAGTTTTTGGAGTAATATCTTCAAATTTTTGAAACTTTGAAATTCGAAAACTACAATTTCGGGGTCCGCATGAATTTAAAC